GTGCGTCACTTAGGGAGCTGATCGGCAGCATGAACAACCTGAGTAACAGTGAAAAATGGAAGCTGGAAGAGGAGGTAAAGGCAAATGGCATTTAACGGTACAATTCAGGAAATCACCCTTAATATGTATGGCGATGCCAAGGATGATAAATATGTCGAGGTGCAGCAGGGAGACAGCGCATCCAGAGTGATCCGGTTTAAGCTTAAAGGATTTAAAAATGAGGATTATGCAGTACCATATGGCGCAGGTGTTGCCCTCTGCATTAAAAAGTCAGACGGAAAGTATGTGCTGTGTACCGGAACTGCAGAAACGGAAAATACAGTCCTTGTGACACTTACAAGCCAGGCATGTGCTTGTGCGGGTAAGCAGCCAGCACAGCTTTATATCTACACTCAGGACGGAGATATTAAGTCCCAGAGCTTTTATATTAAAATCCCAGAGGCAACTTATAAAGATGATGCAATCAAGTCTGAAAATGAAGTAGGTGTCCTGATCGAGGCCGAAAAGTATTTGCGCCAGATCCTGGAAACAAAACAGCGCTTGGATTTGGCGGCGTCAGAAGAGGAACTGCGTGAACTGAAAGATCAGGTTACGAATATCGTGGCAGCATCTAGCGGAACGGAAGGGAATGCAGAACTCCAGGACATCCGCTATGGCGCGGATGGAAAGACCTATCCGACTGCGGGGGAGGCAATGCGCGGACAACTTGAACGGAAAGCAGATAAGGACGATGCGATGTCATGGTCTGATTGGTTCGACCTGCACCGCACTGGTTGGCACGGAGGTGTGACCTTCCCGCAGTTTTCAACCTCTCAGTCCACACTCGGCACGAAGACCGGCGACAATGCGAATATGGTGGCCGAAACATCAACCAACACCACGAAGGGGCGTAACGATTATGCTGGCAAGCCGGTAACCGACCTGATGTTTAACGGCATCGAGGTCAACGGATACATTGATGAAGATGGAGAACCGCACATCACCGCGGTCAAGGGCAGCCCGAATTTCTCCCGAACCGGAGAGAGCGGCGATGTATGGATGGCATTTTTAACACCATACTACAAACGGATCAGCACAGACACAGAGGAGGGGTGGGATTTTGCGGATCACAAAGTTGATGACCTTGTACCGTGGCCAGATAGCGTAAGGCCGGATGGAAGTGTACGGAGCTTTTACCTTAAGAGCAAGTACCCGGGCGTAACTGGAAAAGACGGTCTGGTAGGATCAATCTCCGGCTGCAAGTTGCTGCGCAACACCTCGCACAACAACCAGATTGCTGAGTTTGCGAAGAAGGGTTCTCAGTATTGCGGCATGACAACAACAGATATGGCCTGGGCACAGTGGATGGACGACATGAAGTTTGCAAATCACAATTCTCAGACCTTTATGGCTGGAGCAACCGGCTATTACAACCAGTATCCTGCGACCGTGACCGAAGATGATGTAAAACGCATCATCATTAGCAAGAATAATGCGAAAAATCTTGTTGTCGGCTCCTATGCATCAATCGGATATGGATTTATCCAGAATGGAACGGTGAATACTGATCGAGGAAATGATAACGTGCATAAGTATGCGGACGATGTGAAGATTCTCAAGATTGAGGATTATGATGATAACAACAGCGCGGTGTATGTAGATGCACCGACGGCATTTAGCACGGCTGCAGTTGCGCTGAGCGATACTCTGACATCTCCGGTATATCTGTCAACGATGCACTGGTGGTCTGGGGCCTGCGACGATGTACTTGGACCGGACGGTTCTCCAAGTAACTGCACAAGCGGCAAGGAACCATTTATTCTGTCCGGTGTCGAGTTTGGACATGGAGGATTTACGGTTCTTGCGGATATAATCATGTCCGGCGTCTATGATGCTGATACAGATACCTACACGCAGACTCCGTATATCGTACATGATTCACGCAAGATTGCCAACAACAAGATTACGGATGACTATGCTAAGTGTTCCATGACGGCTCCGGATACCAATGACAGCTGGCAGTATATCTCCAAAGAGGGATATGACCCGCAGGCACCCTGGCTGCAGATTCCGATTGAGGCGAAAGGATCTTCCAGTACAGGATTTGCCGATGGAGTTCATACCGGAGCCAGAAACACCAGCCTGAGAGAGTTTCTCTGGTTCGGCTTTCTGAACTCCGGGTCGCGTGCGGGGCTCCGTTGCGCGGGCCTGAATCGCGGGGTCGCCTGGACCTGGTGGAGCATCCTGCGTCGCCTTTCCTATCTCCGTCGCGGCGTAGCCGCTCGGGGGTGAATCCGCGCAGCGGAGAGGGGATCGCCCCTCAAAAAAATAAAATAAGATAGATATCAAGGGCTGCAAGGTGCTTTCTCGTCGGGGTTTTGTTCCTTTTCTCTGGTTCGGCAATCTGAACAACAGGTCGCATGCGGGGCTCCGTTACGCGAACCTGAATAACAGGGTCGACAGGACCAGGTGGAACATCCTGCGTCGCATTTCTGACAAATTTGAAAGTTGCTTTTGCATCTTGCAGCGTCGAGCAACCGACTTGCGCGAATATCGTGCGACCGCAGGGGATACCCTGAAAATTGATCGAGACGGCATCGGCCTGTGCCGAATAAAAGACACGGACCGGCGGCATGGCGGAGGACATGCCAGGGGGTTAGTAGTCAAACCGAAAGCCCTTGAGATCAGAAAGGATCACGAATGAGGCGTTACTGCAAAAACGTCGACATTACAGATACAGGCTTTATTGAGCGCTGCATTTATCTCTGGCTGGAGAAGAAGAGATCCCGCCGGGATGTGCAGCGCTTTTTGGCCCATTATACAGATCTTACATACCGTCAGATCCGAAAGATGATGAGGATCAAGGCAACCAACTGGCTGCCGGAATGTATCAAAAGAGTAGCAGAAGATGTGAGACGGCGGTTGATCGAGGAGAAACTTGACCTGCCGCCGATAGAATTTAAAGACAAATATGACGATGTCTGCGGCAAGTGGCGGCGCATCGGGATCCAGAAACCGATCCATCAGATATTTGATTATGTCGCGGTTGAAGCTTGCCGGGAAATGTTCATGGCTAAGATTGGGCCGTATCAGATGGCTTCAATCCCGGGACGCGGGCAGGAGAAGGGAGCAAAACAGATTCTCAAATGGATCCAAATGGACCCAAAGCACTGCAGGTACTGGGTAAAAGGGGATGTGCGCAGGTGCTACCCGTCTATCCCGCACGACCGGATCAAAGCCAGGTTCGCCAGGGACATCAAAAACAAAAAGTTGCTGTGGCTTATCTATGAGCTGATTGATTCGTTCCCGGAAGGGTTGTCAATCGGTTCTTATTTTAGCCAATTTGCATGCAATTATTACCTTTCGCAGGCGTATCACTATGCCGCGGAGCAGCTGCATAAAGTGCGGCGCAAGAAATCCGGAGAGATATCACGGACCAGGCTTTTGTATCATCAGATCTGGTTTATGGACGATGTCCTGCTGATCGGATCGTCTGAGCGCGATATGGATAAGGCCATGGCCCTGCTCACGGACTACATGCGCGAGCGCCTAGGGTTGACGATAAAGCCGGAGTGGCGCATTTATGCCACGGACTATATCGGCGCAGACGGTAAACATCATGGAAAAGACATCGACATGATGGGGTACCGCATTTATTGCGACCATATAGCAATCCGCCGCCGGACCTTTAGGCGGCACCGCCGGAAGATTATGAGAGCCAGGGCAAGACTCGGTAAGGGCCAGGAACTGGGTTTGAAAGAATCAAGGCAGCTGATGTCGTGTAAAGGCAAATTCAAACACAGCAACTCGCGCAAGGTATCAAGGCGGCTGAGTCTTGCAAAGGTGGCAAATGCCGCCAGTCAGGTTATCTCAGCTTTTGATAGTGAGCAGCAAAACCATATAAACGAAGAGAGGAGACAATGGGATGAAATCAATCGTACATGCGGTGGAGAAGCCGCAGGAAATCCAGTACACAGTTCGCAAGGATGGAATGGCGGATGTTTGGCTGCGGAGGAACATCGCTCAGCAGCCGTGCCATTCTGACGGCGAGGGAGACAACCTGGAATATGTCTATGATGAGGTCTTTTTCCGCACCACAGCAAGCCGGGATGATGTTGCAGCAGATCAGGACTCTTTCTGGTCGGTCGGTCAGGACTGGGCGCTGGACGTTCCGCTGACGAAAGAAGAGATGCAGGAAAAGAAGATTGCAGACTTGGAGCATGATCTGGAACAGGCCAAAACCGATCTGGCGCAGGCCAGAACGGATAATGATATGGCGATCGCGGAGCTTACTATTGTACTTGCTACGATGATGGCTCCGACAGCATAGAAGAAAGGAGGTGTTGAGTATGTTTGATGAGTATAGCCAGCTCACAAAAACTTGGGTGCGGATTGTGAAATCAGGCACTTATGGGCGGGAAGATGTCCCAAACCTGAGTAATTTGAGAGAAGTTGTATGGAGTGTATTAGACAAAGCAGAAAAAGGAAAGGAAGAGTGATGATTATGGTATTTACAAAAAACAGCGCGTTAGTTAAAACATGGGTAAGTTTAGTATTAAGTGGAGCTTACACTAAAGATGAGGTTCCGAAGCTTTTCAACTTGCGTGAAGTGGTTGGTGAGGTAGTGGATTCTTTAACATGAATATGATGGAGATATTTTGCGCGCAGCAAGCAATCATAGACCTGCAATCAAAGGTTATAAATGACTTGTATTTACAATTAATGCAATACATAACGCCAGAAGAAGCTGATAGTATGGATTGCGTTGCAAAGATTAACAGGGTTGCGAAACTGAAAGCAATGATTGAAAAATAGTATCAGAAAAAGGAAAAAGCACCTGAAGCCATGAGCGAGGAATTCAGGTGCTTTTAGAATACATTTGTCTCTTTTTCAACATTATAACATGTTTTGCAAAAGGAGGCAAATGTAATTGAACAGGAGCACATGTATGAGTATTCAGGTTTGTGCAACCGGGCTGGTTGCATATTTAAGTCAGAAATTAGGAGTTACTTTTTATCTTTTGGGTGTTCTGCTCTGCCTGATGGTGATCGATTACCTTTCAGGTATGGCAGCAAGCGCAGTGGAGGCTTTAGATCATCCTGATGATAAGTCTTATGGTTGGAGCAGTAGGAAGGGTGCTAAAGGCATTGCTAAAAAGGTAGCGTATCTTTTTGTAATTGCTGTAGGGATGGTAATTGATTATATCATTATTCAGACATCGGGAGTGTTGGGGTTCAACCTTCCTAATACGATGCTTTCGTTATTAGTTACTGTATGGTATTTGCTAAATGAAGCGTTATCCATTACAGAAAATGCCGGTCGTATGGGGGCACCAGTGCCGGGATGGCTTATGAAGTACATAGCAGCATTAAAAAGCAAAATTGATAGTGATAGAGAAAATACAGGCAGTGAGACTTAGAATGGAGGTGATCCGAATATCTCCCGCAGGCAACCCGGGTTATGGTTGCCATTTGCGACGTCGCAATAGAAAGGAAAAGCAATGAAAATATCAGACAATGGATTAAACTTAATAAAACGCTTTGAGGGCTGCCGTCTGATGGCTTATCAAGATGCAGTAGGTGTCTGGACCATCGGATACGGCACCACAAACGCAGACAAAACAATCACCGGAACAACAATCTGCCAAGGTCTGCGGATCAGCCAGGAAACGGCAGATGAATGGTTGCGCCAGTCTGTTGATAAAAAGTATGGTCCAAAAGTGGACAAGTACAGTGCTTACAACTGGACGCAGCCAGAGTTTGATGCCTTGGTATCTTTTGCGTATAACATCGGAAGTATTGACGGATTGACGGCTAAAGGAACCCGTACTTGTTCTGAGATAGCAGCTAAGTTTTTGGAATACAATAAAGCTGGTGGAAAGGTATTATCTGGCCTCACACGCAGACGTCAGGAAGAGAGGAAGCTCTTTTTAACTCCCGTTACAGTAAAAACAGGTTGGCAGCAGGAAAATGGAGGCTGGCGCTTCTACAAAGAAGACGGATCAGGAGAATATGCTTGTAACAAATGGGAGCAGGACGGAGACAAATGGTACTGGTTCAATGGCGCCGGTTTCATGGTATCTAACACTTGGTATCAGTACAAAGGTTCCTGGTACTATCTTGGCCCAGACGGTGCCATGCTTAAAGGTCTGCAGACCATAAATGGCAAGTGGTATTACCTGGACGAAGAAGGCCGCATGGCAACTGAACCAGTAGTCCTCACTCCGGATCAGGACGGTGCCCTTCATTATCCTGGCCTTGTAAAATAAAAATATGCAACACGAAATGCAACACGAAAAAGAAAAAACCGCGTATTTACGCGGTTTTTAGCGTGGAGCTGAGGGGAATCGAACCCCTGTCCGAAAATCAATTCCCTGTTCTTCTACTATCATAGTTCCTTATTTGACATTCCCTCTACCGTCCGGGAAGAAACACTCTGACGGTTTTAGTAGCTTCATAATACGCCCGCATGCGCAAAGCTTTGCATGTGTCGTTTCCTACATAGTCGATGCCAGGGTCTTAAAGTGTAGGTGCCTTAAGTCTGACAGCTGCCATTAGGCAGCGTATGCTAATTCGTCGTTAGCGTTTATTTTTAATTTTGCCATTTAACCCATCGCATGGGGATAGCTTCACCAGCTGCATGACCCCCGTCGAAACCAGTACAACCCCTGAATGGAATACTCAGTTTTTG